GCTGATAAAGTTTGTAAATCTCTCTATTGACAAGCCAGCAGTGTATGTGCCAGTAACAAGCTTTGCGGCGCCTGTAACAACCTCTCTTATTTTCTCGGTGAAGAATGCAGCAGCAGCACCAAGCTGAATCATTCCATTTCTAAAAGCACCACCCTCATCAAATGCTTTCTTGAATATTTTAGCAAGATCACGCATCATTCCGACAACATTTCCAAAAGCAGCCAGAAATGGTTCTCCCATCACACGAACTAGTTCAAACATATCACGAGTGAAAGATCGCAACTGTTTACCAGGAGCTTCCATCGCTGCTTCGTATGCGCCAGCAATCTTCGCTCCCTCTGCCATCACAGCATTCAGCGCAGCTTGAGAACGTTCATTGGTCGTCAACTCATCGGCAGTTTTTCCAAGAGTCTGAGCGAATAGTTCCATCGCTTGCTGCATATTGACTTGAATGCCAATGGTACGCAAGACTTCTGTATTGTAAGTGGTGATGCCGTAGATAATACGGCTCAACGCTTCTGACGAGTTCAACTGACCAATGACAGCAGCATCCTGAGCAACACGTGCTAGATCTGTTGCCTGTGCTAAATCTAACTCATATTTGATGAATTGAATAATTGCGTTCTGTGCTTCGTCAGTCTGAATACCAAAGTCTACAACACTTTTTACAAGACCATCTAATTGCTCGGATGAATAACCTGCTCTACCACCTAATAACTGTAACACATAATCCAACTCCTGGACTCGTGCCGCAGCCATGATCCCACCAGTGATAAATTCCTTCAATTTTCCAATAACACTCTGTATCGCATTGGCAAGCAACTGCCCCAATGTGACAGCAAGAGCCATTGCCTTGAAATTCATCTGCTCCATCGAGCGACCAGCACCTTGCGTTGCATCACTAATCAATGCAGCACCAGTGCCAATTGTCCTCATGGCATTGTACAGAACATCAGTCATTGTAGAAGCAACTTTGGATGTCACTTCCTGCATCTTCTGGATGCCAGAAGTGTATATCTTCATTGCCTGTTGAAAGACATCAGTGGCAAGAAATGCTTGAAGACCTATTTTCTCTGATGGTTGAGTCATCTTCTAAATCCTACATGAGGCAATCTAGAAGGCATCGCAGCTTTCGGAGTCCTAGAATTCAATTCCGCTTTTATCTCTTATTGCTTCCTCTCATATGCTTGCATATCACTTTTCGCAGAGAGGAATGCAGTCATCATTTTCAAGTCATCTGATGGAGCACATATTCCCATTGAACTAGGAAGTTTGCTCCACTCCATACAAGCCATGATCTCAAAGAACAGCATTCCGTATCCCCAATCGCCATCAGGGATTTCTAACTCTGAAAGCTTTTTACGTTTTCGCCATGTAATTCCGAAACAATTCTTTGGTCTGTGCCAATTCCTCCTTCGGAACGCCAGTCTTCTCCATCACAGCTTGAAGCAATGTCGTGTAATCATCCATATTTCCAACGGCACGAGAGCAGATATACATGAACTTTTGCTCTATCTTGCTCTTTGGCAACTGAAGACCATTGAACTCAAGCTCGGCAATCCATTCCTCCAATTCCTCTAGAGGAATGTCGATTTCCAACCCATTTGCAAACAGGAAATTATTGATACGTTCTGATTGAATAGATTGAGCAGCAGCATAGTCTACATTATACTTTGCAAGCTTTGCTGCATATTCTGCCTTCTCTTCAGGAGTGTTTGATGGATCGTCGACAACAGTCTGATCGATTGGATGATGCTCAATGGCACCACCAGCAGTCTCAGCATCGTATGTTGGCTTATCAGGAAACTCTACAGAGTTCTGAACTCTTTGGAAATACATATGGGATACACCAACGACAGTCACTTTCTTTCCTTTCGATGTCGTGATGACCATATGACCGTTCTTGCTCACGTCTTCAATGACAGGAGCAACTTTCTTATAACCTTTCGTCATTTCATCCTCCAAGGAACAGCCTGTAGCATGACTTTGGAAATCTTGCTACAGGCTTATTTCACTGTTACAAACTAGATTCCAAGCGCACGGAGAATTACACCTGTTCCACTGTACGCATCACCAACAGCAAAAATCTTGCGCTGATTGCAAATGAACAGGGAATTCAATCCTGCGTTCGGATGAGTAACCGGGGTAGCAAGATTCCTCCAGGTGGTACCACCATTTATCGTGACCATCAGAGTTCCAGCACCAGCAACATTATTCCAAATTGCTGCACCAAAATACTCATCATAGAATGAGATGTCTTTTACATCACCGGTGCCAGAACCAGTGTGAGCACGTCGGGACCAGGTCGTGCCGCCATTGTGAGTGTAGTAGAACTCACCATCGCCGGCATAGCCAACCCAGACACGATAGCGACTCAGCACAGAAACGGTATTGATATTCTGAGCAGCCTGATCGGTATGACCAGTTACCAAAGTCCACACTGTACCATCTTCAGTTTTCAGAATTGCGTTCGAATTTCCAACAGCATAGCCATACGTGCTGCCAAAGAATTCGACGGCATTCAGATCCTGAGAAGTCTTGTCGCCAGAAGTTTGAGCAGTCCAAGAAGCTCCGCCATCTTCAGACTTATAGACATAACCACCAGTCGTGACAAGCCAAATGTTGAAAAAGTCAAGAGCGAACAGAGATTTCGGACCAGTCGCATACTGACCATTGACAGAGCCAACATTGACGAGTGTCCATGTAGCACCATCGTCGTCACTGTATCCGATTTCCATTGGATTGCCAACATCGGTTGTACCACGAGCAGCGATTACACGAGTTGTGTCTTTGTCCTTCTCGAAGCAAGTAATGGAAATGACAATCTCTGCCGCACCGAACGGTTTCGTCTTCAGTGTGTAGTTCAAACCACCGTCATCAGTTTCCCAAACATCCGCTTGATTGATCGGAGAACCGGCTAGAACACCACTGGAAACGAATCCATGAGTGCAGATAGACTGAGCATCACCACAGTTGCCAGCACAACGCTCTGAGTTGCAGAACGCGATGTCGAAAAGATCCTCGGTTTCGGAAATATCCAACTGAGCAACAGAGAATCCGAGGATACGCTGCAGACTCTCCGCTGTGATATCGAACGCTTGCCCAGCCTTATCTTGAGTCTCGGGATCCTTGGAAGTCAAGCGAGACAATACACGCCTCGTAACCCATGACTGTTGCAGACCAAACGAGCGATCCCAATTATCAAAGACATTCTTTTTTCCACAAGATACGACATTGACATAAAGAGGTACAGGGCACCTCAGTGTTTCCATCGTATCGCCAGTCTTACGAACATCAGTGAGCATGGAGGTCGTCACACCACCAGGAGTCTCCTGTAGAGAATCGATGACCTCATATCGGTTCGGATCCTCTGTGGAGCAGTACAGCAATCGTACATCACCTAATGGCTCTTCGATGTCTCCTAACTCGTGACATCCGAGATACACGAGTTCGGTGTTGGGACCATCAGGCTGTACCCAGATGGCACCCTCACCAGCGAGAACAACAGTATCTGCCATTCATTTACCTCCTGAATCTTTTGCGAGTTTCAGAATCGTTTGGAAATCCATGCTGTACGCTTGCATCAACGCTCCACGAACAGCAGCAGGATTCTTCATTACATCTTGGAGAGTCCACAAACCTGCATTTCGCAAACACTCAGCAACCCTCTCCGGTGTAGCGTTTCCAATAGCACCCTCGAGAAAGAATGCCCAATCTACACCATATGGAATTGCCAGTGACATTGCCTCATCAGAAACCTCATCCCCCATTACAAGTTCGACAGGTATGTGACCACGCATAGGCATAGTTCCATCCTGCCATTGAGCAAACACGAAATCATTATCTTTACTGATAATGGAAATCTTCATGCAGCACCAGCATAATGTCCACACTTTCTTGCTGCATTGCGCATCGCTTCCTCAGCAAGTTTCTTGAACCGTGGACGATATTCTTCCTCTATCATCTTATCGAAATCCCTTGCCTCAAAACCAGGATGATGAACTATCTTCTTACGAATGCGAGGACCAAACTTACCACCAGCACGGGTCGTCAATGAGCCAGGAACGGTTTTGCTTGTGTAACCAACTTGAAATGAAAGAAGACCATCCTTTGCAGGAATATCATGGGGAGAAGTGCCATCATTCAACCATTGATATATTTGATCGTTCGTATAGACATAAACAGAAGGACCACCCTTCAAGCTGATCAGCGACTCGAAGATGACTTCATGTTTGAAACCTTTCGTCGTACCTTGAAACCTCTTCTTTATCTCTCGCTCTGCTTTATGAACAGCAGAGAGGAATTCAAGACGAAACACATCTTCCTTCAATTTCGCTGGCTTGACAGCTTTCCATGCTATCATAAAATCATCACCTCGATTATATATACTTTACGAGATGCGGATGTATGTACCATGAAACATCAGTGCTATTTTGGCATATAGCTCATGGCCAAGCAATTCTTCCAAATCTCTCATAAGAGATAACTCATCTGTACAAATATCTCCACTGGCATAACTCATGTACTTACTCCTAAGATATATCACTGTACTGCGATACACTACAGAAGCAACAGAACGCTCGACATCAAATTGCTTCATAATGTCAGATATAGCACCGGAATTGCCGCCAGCAGACAGCGAGTGATAAATGAATTCTGTAATATTGTCTATATATTCAACAGGAATACTTGAAAATCTGATTCTGTTTCTCTGAATCAACTCTTCAAGGATGGATTCGTTATGTTCAACATCGTCTATATGCTCATAGAACGTATCATATTCATCGAAGTCAGAAACAATGTCCTTACCGATCTTCTTGAGATATGTTATGCAAATATTTCTAACGACGACAGAAAGATAATTATACAGATTGGAAATACGAGGATTGAAAGAGGCGATGGCACGCTGTACTCTAATCATAGATTCTTGTATCAAATCGTCTCTATATTCACGATCGAATGTAGAGACAATCGCTTCAACAAGAGGACGACTATTTTCGAGAATTTCAGACAATAATACATTGTCTTGAGTAGTCTGCCACTCTATGACGAGTTTTGTAACTAGCTCGCAATCGAAAAGCATGTGCCATCCTGCACCTACAGATTCATGTACGCATATCTGGCAATGCAAATAGAATCAGCAATGCCAGAATGCGGTTTCTTGCTGCGATCGGTTGCCAATAATGACACACTCGGATAAGCACTTCGCACAAAATCTACAGCAACGGTTTCATCCTTCTTGCGAACAGGCTTCCCATCCTTGGAAATGACTTCTTTCCTAGCTGTTCTGCCAAGCACGGTCTTCTGCCACCTCACAGGAGATACTATATAACGAGGTATGCCAAGAGCAGCAAGAATACCATGAATTGCACCAACAGAATATCCGAAATTGAACATACCAGATACACCTTGACCAGGCATAGCACCAACACTCTCAACACAAGCAATAGCTTTCTTACCATCTATGGCAGCAACAATCCACTCTGCCATTGATGTCAGATCTATCTTCTTTTTAGTAGTAAGAATCATGACTGTAGTGGCAACAACATTTCCATCACTTATGACAGCAATCGCCCCACCTTTGCCAGGATCGATGCCAATGTAGCATTTCATATTGGTTTCCTCTTACACGGAACAACAGGAATTCTCATACCTTGTACATTCAATTCCGGTCTTTTTAGCTTATAAACAAGTCCTAAGAATGACGAATCAGCCAATGAAACAAATACATTAGACAACAAATACCTCTTTGCCATTTGTAAATTACAATGAGAATATCTAGCACAAGATTCTATAATTTCTTTCCTGGCGCCAATCCTATCAAAATACAATCCCATAACAAACACATTCTGAAACACCCTATGTATGCCGAAAGCACGAATGTTGTCTCCCAACTTACCATCAATCGTACCTTTCGGATTGATACCAGCAGCAGCATTGAAGATTCCGGTGAGAGATCCCCATTGTTGGAAAAGCTTTGTAGCAGTCTTTTCTCCAATTCCAGGGACTCCAGGAATATTGTCAGAACCATCCCCCTGAATGGCTCTCCAATCAACATAATTCATGACGCCAATGCCGATCTCCTTCTTCAATGTTTCTACATCGTATGTAGTATCTCTTGCTGGATTGTGTACCTTGACACCATTTCCAACAGCTTGTAATAAGTCCTTGTCGCTTGTGACAATAACAGAATCATCTGCAAGCATTCTAGAAGCATGATACAGCAAATCGTCAGCTTCTACACCAGGACGACGAGCACAGACGATTCCCATCATTGGAAGAGAATATGTAATCAATTCATTTATCTGACGAATGAAATCCTCATACTCCAATGGATCCCCATGATCTCTACTTGCCTTATATTCTGGTACAGCTTTGACTCTAATGTCAGGCACTCCCCCATCCCAACAGACTATAACAGAAGATGGTTTGAATTTCCTCATCAGTGATTGAAGAACTTTGAGAAAACCAAACTTCACAGACACATCCTCTCCACGATTGGAAAGGCTGAAGACATGTCTGCATCGATGAGCCAAATTGTTGCCATCAATCAGAAGATTCACCTTCTGTCTTCTCCGTATCACTCACAAGGCTGTAGAACTGAAACCTGTAATGATCGTCCTTCTCATTGCGAGCAAACGTCATAGTACCAACACCATCGAATATCCACTCGACAATGTAACCGAATTCATTATTTCCTTGGACATTGCTCTTGCCAGATTTCACACCAACTTTCTTCATCATTTCCAATGCTTCATTTGATGTCGTACCAATAGGAACAGAGCGAATGAACTCCACAGCTCTTTCACGAAGTATAGCCTCATGCGCCAGTTGTACTTTACTCTTCGTCTTCATTGGCTTCACCTTCTATATCAGCGTTCATGTCGATATTGTCGAATTCCAGAACCAAATTGGAAATGTCGTCGAAATGCTTGTCATACACATCTGGAAACGACTTCTTTGTGAATCTCACTTCCTCATTACCAATTTTCAACACTTTGTGAACACCCTTGCTGACAAATTCATTATCCTCGAGCCAGTAATATGTTGCAAGAGCATCGTCGATTCCATGACCAAAGAATATTGGTAATTTGGCGTTGCGAAAAGGAACTGCGACCTTATTCTTGACAACACTAGCACTTGTCTCAACAGCAACAATCTTCTTCCCTTGCTTCAGCTTCTGAGACAAGTGCAATCGAAGTCTTACAGAAGCATAGAACCTGACGGCTTTTCCACCAGTCGTCGTCTCAGGATCTCCATACATAACACCAATCTTCTGACGAGTCTGATTTAGAAACAAAGCGTAAATGTGACTGTGAGAAAGTTTTCTAGCAATCTTCCTCAATGACTGAGAAATCATAAGAGCATGACGACCCATTAGAGATTTGCCATACGGAGAATCCATCTCCAGCGCGACAGATGTTGCAGCAATTGTATCCCACACTATAATCATCTTAGAGTCAGGATACTTCTTGTCCTTTGACTCTATAGCACTGTCTATAATCTCAAAAACTTCCTCTACTGTATCCGGAGCAGAGTAGATAAGCTCATCGATATTCACACCGACAGCTTTCATTATAGGCAAGGACACAGCAGATTCAGTATCTATCATCATGGAAATGATGTCTTCTTGCTGAGCAACAGCAATCGCTTGAGCAGCAATCAGGCTCTTGCCAGTGGACTCGTCGCCATAGATCTCAGTGATGCGACCTAATGGAAATCCTCCACCAAGCATCCAATCGAGGACAACACAACCAGAACTGAGCCAATCCTGTACAACGCATGGCGAATCTTCCTCATTGAGAAGAGATACATCAAGCTTCTTCTTCTCAATCAATTCCTCGACAATGGACTTTGCTTTACTATTCGGCATTTACTTCTTCCATAATCTCTTTTGCTAGTTTCATCAACCTGTTAGGATTCTTCGCTTCGACTTCCTCGAAGTACATTTCCAATAGCTCTTCTTTTGATAGAGAAGACACAGACTCTTGTATTCGAGGACGAGTTACGACATAATCTCTATCAGATACTTGAACAGAACTAACAGCATAAGCACCAGATAAAGCAGTATACACATCATTCATACGGAGTCTCTTACGATCACGGATTGTTATTCTAACTCTGACAACATGACCTTCAATATTCCTTTTGGAAATCTTTCCGACGACATACGCTGTCACATCCTTGACATCTGGAACATTGATGTCGATCGTAGTATACGGTCTAGCATCAACCTCTATAAAACTATAACTTGTTGTATCACCAATCTCCACCCAAACAAATCCTTTTGGTTCATGCTCCTCACTGAAACTCACTCGTTCGATGCTACCAGAATATACAATCGGCGTCGTACCATTCGCCACAACTTGAAATTTATGAATATGACCCAAAGCTACATAACGCCATACATCGCTCTGAATATCATCTGTTTTCAGCTCAGCATCATTGTCTAAGGAAGTCGGTTCGTGAACAACACCACCAATTGTAAGATGACCGATCAGGATAGCAGGATCAGAAACCTTTTTCTCTAATGCCTTGACGATTTTGGAAACCTTCTTTTGAATCAATGAATTTATCTGTTCAGACGTCTTACCTTTCTTTTCAGCAAGCGACAACAAACGCCTCTTATCTGGATAAGGAATTGTTCCAACAGACAATACAACATTTCCGACACTGATTCTATGAACCGAGAACTTTTTTGCAACAATGACATTAGGGATTTCAATAGAAGAGAACACATCCACATAAGAAGACCTATCAGAAGGACCAGAAATGTCATGATTCCCAACGAGAACAATGCAACAACATTGTTTAGAAATTCTAAAAAGTCTCTCAGCAAACATACTGAGATATACAGGATTCGGATTCCTATGGAATATATCCCCTGCAATGATGAAAAGATCAGCATCATGTTCATCAGCATATTCAATAATAGCATCCAGAGTATCGAAGAAATCCAACACACGATCTGGAATTCGATACTCTGGATTTATTGAACCTATCGTGTCAGCACCGATATGCAAATCGGCAGTATGCACGATACGAATCATAAACTACCTGCGAGCAGAGCGACGGGCTGTTGCTCTACGAGTGACTTCCTTTTCCACTTCGCTCTCTTCCTCTTTTTCCTCGTCCTCATCTTCGTCGACGTCCTTCACAGGAACTTTACCTTTGACAACAGCCTTCGCCTTCTGACGACGAGGCTCTACATCCTCTACCTCTTCGACATTTCCACCACTTACAGTGGCAGCCATTTCCTCTACATCCAAGTCGTCGATACCAAACTCCTTGACGACACGGTCATAAGGAAGAATATACACAGCATGACCCTTGGAAAGCTCAGAATCCTCTTCAGGATCGTCGGAAACCTCTACCCACGAGAGGTCTTTCGCCTTTTCCAACCATTCGGCAGCCAGATCGGCATCTTCGCTGATTGGTGTAGAATTGCGCTTCGCCTTGACATCATATTCAGTATCGAGTCCGGTTCCAGCACGATTGATGATTAGATCTAGACCCTCTTCTTCGTCTGTGACGTCCCCATAATCAGGGTCATTGATCATGTTTTGAATCTGATTGAATATCTTCACACCAGGGGTAAATATGAGCGGACCAGCATCTTCACCGTTGCGATTGATGATATTCATCCAATATCCGCGACGAAGTCGAATTTCCTTCGCCAACTTGATAGATGACTTCGCACCGTCGGCATACAGATCATCCACAAGCTCACAGATCGGGCAAGGTTTCTCGCCATCAGTTGTAAATAGCGAACAGTACGAACGACGATTGTCAGGAAAATTGTGCTTCCCAACCTCTTGGAAAAAGAATGACATGCCGCCAACAGGAGGAAGGACACGAATAACATTTCGACCCTCTTTTGGAGACCAGAAACCCTTGCCTCCCCCTCCAGTATCTGTCTTCTTCATCTTCTCTCGCAGAGCGGCAAGACGCTCCGACTTGCTCATTTTACTTACTTTTGCTACAGTAGTCTTGACCATTTCGTAAGTCTCCTTTTCGTAAGAAAGTAAGAATGGAAATCAGAAACACGAGCGATCGTGTAAACTGAACACAAGATGGAAGTCGATAGGGTTACAGGACTTATACTCACCACTGTTCATTCCCAATGATTTTCGACTTCCACAACGACCCAAGATAATAGGAGTCTTCCTCCTATCTCAGTCTTGGAATCGCTTTGGCTCTGCTAGAGTTGCAGGACATGACTCGTCACTACTGCGCCTCTTCAATGATGACTTTCGCCACCAGTCTCGAGATCTTCGCAGAGCGTGATGCTCTAAGGGGCATCACAGAGGCACTGGATGGAATCGAACCACCTTCACCACCACGGATTTGTTATGGGAGAGTCGAACTCCCTCGGAGGATCTCTCCGGCAGCACCAGCTTGCAACAGCGCCATAATGGAAAAGAACAAGTCGGAGACTTCTCTTATGACCGCAAGTGACAGTTGGCTGGGGGATACCGAACCGGCACGAGTCGCAGGAGATTTGGGATCTTTCATAAGTACATCATCTCCGACTAACATACTAAACTTGCTATCTGTCTTTTTGTGATCGTAATCTCCTGAGAGATTCCTTCGTGTCGTCGACAGTCTTGTCAAACGAAGCACGACGAATGCTCATATCAGTCATATCAATCTCATGGCGACGAAGAGCACCGAGACTGATAAGCATATTTGCACGCATTTCCAATGAGCGAGCAATCGCCTTGAGCAAGTCACGCTCATACTCAGCAGCAACGACAGTATCTTGCAAAGCACAATATTCCTCGTCAGCAGAAATCAATTGCTTTATCATTGACTCTGTTGCTTTGACATCCTTACCAACAAGATCCTCTCTTATCTGCTGATCAGCGACAGCATACTCTCGCTCGGAAGCAAGCTTTGAAACAGACAGATTACGTTCTGACTTTGCCGACAATACAGAGAAGTATGCAAACAAAGAAGCTTGCATAGAGTATTCTCTAGACAAGTCATTCTCGTCAATGGAAAAGATGCCAGCAATGTCAAATTGCTTCTTCGTGTCATTATCAGAAAGAATAATCTTCGTGCCACGAATGCTATCTATGATTTCATCATTCATGTTACCACCTCTTCAAGATAGAAGTCTATCTTCTCAATAGAAGAATTTCCATTCGTGATGTCAACAACAATATCGCGTCCTGTTATTCTACACCTTTTAGTAGAAGGATTGATATGAATTCCTTGTTCATGAACAGTGATGATTTCACCAACATCCGGAGCAAATTGCATATCTCTAAGCACAACAAGTGGAGCGATTTCATCAAGCCAAAATAGAAGATACATTTCCATTCTCCTTCAGCCACTCATCGAAGTCAATCTCTGTGCCATAATGCGTACCAACCTCCACATCCGCTTGCAATGGAGCAATCAACCAACTCCAGTCAATGCCAGGCATGTATTCTTTGCTGTAATCCTTCACATTTTCCATTACTCTCTTCGCAAGCCTGGCATAAGGAACAATCTCTTTGTCAGGACAATCGGCAACGAGACTATCATGAACCTCATTCACCAATTTCGTACCGACAAGTCCAGTTTTCCTCATCTCACATGCAACCATCACCATCGCAGCAAGCAGAGTATCTCCAGCACCACTTTGCACTGGCATATTCACACATTCACGCTCCGCTCTTGCTCTCTTCTTGTTATCCGAAGAGTCTATGTATGGCAAATATTCTCGTCTACCGAACGGACTCTCGATATATCCATTATCCAGTGCGAAGTCTATACACCTCTTTTTATATTCGAGAACCTCAGGAAAGATTCCATAGTACAAACGAACGGTTTCCTTTGCCTCATCCTCTGGAACATTATACATACGATGAAGAGTGTGCCAACTGCCGCCATACAACAGAGTCCAGTTTGTCCATTTGTAGACATATCTCACAGGTTTAGGAAGTGTCTTGATCTCCTCTTGTGTAATTTCATCTGGAAGCTTGCCAGTCATTGACATAATCGCAACGCACGAGTGGACGTCTTTTCCAAGCTCAATGATACGAATCATATTCATGCAATGAGACAAACTGGCAAAACATCTAAGCTCCATGCCAGAATAGTCAACAGACACCAACCTGCCTTTGTACTTTACTTTTCCATTAGGCAACTCTTTCCTATGAGAAGTGACGAACAGATTCTTGATAGGCAAATCGGCAAGTAAAGTGTTTGGCTCCTTCTCAGGAACAGGGATGTTTTGGAAATTGACTGGATCAGAAGATGAAGTCCTGCCTGTGACAACTGTGTGAAGATTGAATGTCGTGCGAGCCTTGCCGTCATCAGAAGTCCATGCACCATTACAAGCTGGCTCGATGTAGGTCGACAGCATCTTACCAAGCAATTTATACAAACGAACTTTTCCAAGGATAGGATAATCACTCTCCAAGTGTTTGTATGCTTTATATGTCGTGGAAGGTTTTCCTGTTTTCGGAGAAACAGCAAGAACAGGAATATTATAGCGACGAAAGTACAACTCGCTCAATTGATCTGGAGAACCAGGATTGAACTTGAACACTTTTCTTTTGCGCCTTGTTCCAACAATTTCACCATCTAATACAATCTGACGATCTTTTGACAGTTTCTTCACTTTCTTATCAGAACGAATATCTACGAGAGCACGATTACTGGCAGACCTGTAAATTATACTGTATCGTCTAGCAATGTGCTTATCAATTGGAAAACCATTACATTGCATAATACACAGTTCATCACTTGCTGGCATAATCAATTGCTCTAACAAAATCCTTTGCTTGTCTGTAATTTTGTCTTTCAACAACTTTTCCAATCTGAGAGTCGCTTCTGCATCCTTCGCACCATATGGTAACAGTATATTGAGAGGAATGTTAGCATAACTACCACCACGCTCAGGATCTGCTTCCTTATGAGCCTTCTTATAAGCATCCAGCTCAGAATCATATTGAAACATCCCCAAATTGATGCCAGCCAGCCTCTTCAGTCCATGAATACCACCACGACTATCCAACAAATGACTGATAATCATAGAATCGCTCGATGCCTCAAACCATACACCCAACGTAGCATACGTCCACATCTGATCAAATTTTATATTGTGACCAATGATTCCTCTGAAATGATGAGCAAGAATTACAGAAACAATGCTTACAACTTTATCTAATTCATCGTCTGTCCACCATGACTTTGGATGAAGGAATGGAAATGCATAAGCTTTGCCTTCGCAAGCGAATGAGAACGAGATAATCTTCGCATCATCATTGTACGGCTTGAGCATGTTTGTCTCAACGTCATACGATATGCTGTCAGCATCACACAATACTTTCTTCATTTCGTACAAATCTTCTATTGTCTTAGGAAATATGTGTTTATAAATATACTCTTCCTTATCATCATCCTCAATGGAAATGATTGCTTCCAGCCATTCATCCATGTGACTGGCATCTCTGAGAATAAAAGCAGGATGATAGAGAGGCACATACTTTCTATCATCCTTCTTCACGACGACACCATTCCATCGAGAGATACCTGTCTGCCCTAGCACACCACTGAGCGGACTATTCCCCATCAGAAGCACAATCTCTGGATCGATAATGGAAATGTCATCCATAACAAATTTCTTACAATGATCTATTGCTTTTTTCGTTATCTTGTTATCAGGAGGTCTACAACGAACAACATTCGTGAAAGCAACATTGTCCAAACCGAACACATCTTCAAGAACGTTTCTAAGAAATTGTCCAGATATCCCAACAAATGGAACTCCTTTATCATCTTCTTCAGAACCAGGAGCCTCGCCAACAACTAGAACGCGTGAATCTCCATTCACGGATGGAGGCATGAATGGAGATTTACAAGATTTCCAAAGTCCGCACGATTGGCAGACTTTATTACTTTTGCTCGGACTTTCTCTCATTGTCGGCATTCTCGTCAATCCACATCAAAGCGAGAGCAGCATAGCCAATCACATCACGAAGATTATCTACAATGTTCT